ATATGTTGTAAAAGCCTCACCAAGCTCATTCGCGTACCCCATGTACCGTAAGGAAGTTTCACGATAAGGGTCAACATTCTTATATGCTGTAGCGTATATTTTAAAACGCTTCGTACGTTTCGGCGTTAGTATTGGTCTACATGTAGCTAGAGCTAACATTATCTCTTCATGACTCCAAACCTTTATACATCATCAAGTCTGTCATCGGATTGCTCCAACCATTCAAGTCTCTTTTCGATGGCCGTACGATACTCGAGTCTAAATTCATTCTCTGTATCCACAAACGCTCTACACATAGATTGTAAATCCTTCTCGGGAAACTCAATCTCGACATCCTCATTACCAAGTCCATTCATGTAACAGTAATGTTTGATGACTCTCTCCTTCACCTTCTTAGTGATACGCTTGATGGGTTGTGCCTCCACAAGCTCCTTTCGTAGATAGGTTATCTGTCCTTGTATGAAATCACTATCTATGTTAAGAGCCTTATCGAAGTAGTAGTCATAAAAATATTGAAAAGTCTCCTGAGTTTCACCGATACGGTGTATCCTAAAATCCTCGTAATCAAAGAAGTACACTGGGTCTGCCCTCTTATTGTACGCATTCTTCAAGTGTTTGCATAATTCGAGGTAGTCCCCCTCAGGCAAAACATTCGAGTGACTGTCTATTATCTGCATGACTCGAAGCAAATCATCCATCCTTAAACATTTCAAGTGGTAAATGTTTAATTATGTTTAAAAAAATTAACGTAGCTGTTTACAAGGATGGCTGGTCGTCTAAATTTAAGTATCACCGGTATCGAAGATGTTCAACTGACTGAACAGCCAGAGATGTCTTATTTTCTGACCAGATTCAAACGTCATACGAACTTTGCGTTTGAAATTAACGAAAATCAGTTCGATGGCGTGAATGATTATGGTAACTTGATAACATGTAAAATACCCAATTTTCACGGAGACCTCATAAAAAATCTTACATTCAAACTCGCTAGGAAACCTCTAGCACCAGCTGGTTCATCCTGGTCACCCTCATTTATGACACGTCTAGTGGAATTCGCAGAACTTTATATAGGTGGTCAGCTGATAGAGAAGATTACAGGCGAATACATTTACCTCTATCAGCAGTTACGGAATAATGATTATGATACGAGACAGACCTTGTACTTTTTAACTGGTCATGGCGATTTACTTGATTACTACGAAGATGAGTATGTTTACTTCCTAGATTTACCCTTTCACTTTTATAGGAACCCCAAACTATCAATTCCTATTTGTGCACTAACAAAACACAATGTAGAAGTTAGGATAAAGTTACGTAATTTCGATGAAGTTGTTCTGGATACCAGTTCATACGGAGGTGAAATAAGTAGGTTATCCCTCAACGTAGAATACGTTTATCTGAATCCCGAAGAGAGAGCATATTTGATGTCAACAGAAATCAATCACCCAATCACACAGGTACAATTAGCACAATTTAAAATGAAAACAGGTGAATTAAAGAAAGATGTACTTCTCAACTTCAAACATCCCGTGAAGGAAATGTATTTCGTGTCACAATCAAATGTGTCATCAGAGAGTAACTTTACGAATCAATACAACAAAATCAAAAGTTTAGAGTTAAAAGTGAACAATGAGACGTTATTCAGTAAAGAAGGTAAAGAGGTGGGTTATGACCATACATTGGAGAGGTACATAAACTCACCAATAGCTAGTGAGTTCGGTGGCCCGATCGAAATAGATGAGCGTAAATTTGGACCTAGTGTATTTGGTGTTCATTCATTTGCGTTACACCCTACTGAAAGTGGGTCATCTGGTTATATCAATATGTCGAGAATAACACACAAGTTATTAAGTCTAGAAATTGAACCTCTTTCAAATATCAATACGAGTACAATTCTCACACAAGTTGATACTGAAAATTCTTCTACACCGTACACTTTAACAACCGAAAATCAGGTTCCGTTCACGGATGTTGAAACGGTAACGACAGAAACAATTACAACTACACCTGTTACGATTACAAAGAATGTCACTACCAAGAAAGAGAGAGTAGATACGACGACTATTACCAACACAACGACACGTCAGGTTATCGGTTTAGCATCAAATGAAGTTTCTACTTCTACTGTCACGCCTTCACCGGGTTCACCAGTCATTCGTACAAAAAATGAACCAGTCATTACCACAATTGTCTCAGAAGTTGACGGTGGACGTAATACTACTACTTCGAGTCAAAGTAGTACCATCACAACACGTGGTAGTAGTGTGTCAACACCAACATTTGCATTCGGACAGAGAAGTGTTAACTCGACATCGTCAGTGTCCTTTTCAAATACGTTCACACGTACGGGTACCGTAGCATTTACACCAACCTCTACAGAATCTGTGTTCACGGATGTACCAGACGCATCCCCAACAACTACAACCCCAACGAGAGTTTTAGGTGACCCAAATGAATTATTACTAAGTTCAGTCACTTTACCCGAAGGTGAAAATCCTTTGGGTACAACCAATGGAACTCTTACGAATGTCGAAGATACTGAAAATGTGTCTGAGAGCTCTGGTCTAACAACCAGCGGTTCCGACAAAATATTTACAATAGGAAATCCAACTGATACGGGTGACACGACTTCTACTACTGGTGTTACTATATTATCTTCTAATAATCCCCAATCAGGCGGTGACTGGGAGAGACGATATGCACCCGTTTTCACGGGTATCTATGATGTATCCGATTATTCGTTTGATTTGGAAACGCAATTTCCAAAATATGGTAATATTTCTCACATGAGTAAAGATGGTTCACGTGTTATCACCATTAACGGTACCGCTGTACCTATACATATTTATAGATACGTTGAAGAAGTTACATATTCTACTTATATTAAAGCCGCTAATGTTGACCCTTATTTGGGTGCTAGTTACACAGAAACGACTACATCTGATACAGACAATAATTTATTTGGAAAAGAGTACATCAAAACTTACAATGCGTCTAAAGCTGATAGTAATACAAGGTATCTCGACTATTCGTTTAACCAAAATACCACAAATTTAGATGGGTCTATATGTGCCGCTTCTTACTATAGTCTGAATGGTACATACGCCGAATATAAAGATATGTCTGGATTTGTCAATGGTATGTTTTTTGGTTATGAATCTGTAGGTCGCAATATACCAGATTTAGAAATATATCCCGCATATGATGGACAGGAGCAAAAAGTAGACGTGTATATACAATTTTCTCTTAGTGCGTCATATCCATCTCAAAGCTACACTTCGAAGAGTGATTTTTATACTGGGTGGTACTGGTCAGTTTATATAGACAACTTCAATCCATTTGCAGCAACAGATCTGATAGGTGTGAAATGGTATAGTACACACGATAATAAATTATGGCAGTACCAAGGAGCTGATGCCTGGATAGAGCTGTCAATTCCCGATAATTACGATGAGGAAACCGGGATTTACGCACCAACTCCATTCAATCTAAGTTCTGGACCAAACGAAACTCATATCAATGTGATGAGATATACGGAATCGTTTGAAGCTGATTCGATAGGTAACGGAGATTGGAGTACTATTGAACAACTATATCAACCACCAAACACCCCCAATATGCACTTCGGTCACAGTATGAGTATGGATTCTTTGGGAAATAGGTTGGCTGTAAGTGGGGTCGTGTTCCCTGAAATACAGACAACAAATGCCAACATCGTAGTCATTTACGATTACATAAATAGTTCGTGGACTTCGACTACACTTCAGTTACCCGAACAATCTGGAAAATATGGTGTACAGGTCGCATTGACGGGTGACGGTAACACGTTATGTGTGAGTATGCATGGTAATGATACCGGGACGATAAATTGCGATGGTAGATTATTCTTGTACACATATCGCAATAACTTGTGGAGTTTACAATCCGAACTGGACCTACCAACACCTGAACCATCGAATCTGAGTAGCTCTATGTTTGGTAGGTCAATAGCAATAAGTGACGATGCGGAAAAAATCGTAGTAGGTGCACCTAACTGGGATAATGGGTGTGCTTTCCTATATCATCTTCCAACTGGAAATATCTATAAAATAGAAGCAAATACATCGGGTGTTGCCAAGTTCGGAAATCGAGTAGATATTAGTTCAGATGGTCAAAAAATTATCGCATGTGGAAGGACTGGTGGTGTGGAAATTTGGTCTCACGAAGACGCCATAGACATCCCATACTTTGAAAGTTCTGAAAATCTCAACGGGAATAATAAAGTTACAGACGTCTCTATAAATCAAGACGGTTCCAAGTTTGTCTACAGTTCACAAGATAGTGAAAGAATTTACGTACAGGATGACCGAGTAGCTAGTACAGAAATTTCTTCTTCAAGTGGACGTATGACTAATAATAGCGCTATAGATGCTTACACAACTAGTCCCGATAAGAGGATAACAACTACCTATACTCGAGATTTGGCACCTTATAAGGTACCCATTGAGGAAGTTTCAATCGACGAAATTGAGACAGTAGAGACCATCACACCCTTTGATAGTGTCCAGGAAGTTCAGGAGCAAAAAGAGCGTGTTGAAACCGTTGTAACGACACGTGACATCATCACAACTGGGGTCGAAAAATCTACGACCACCGAAGTGGGTATTCGTAATGCGACTGACATTACAGCGACGAAATCCTTGACGACAACACCTATAATTGTCGACCAAGAACATGATACTCGGGTATATGCCGTGAATCACAATATCCTCTCTGTCCGCGATGGTTTAGCTGGTTTAAGATTTTAAGTATGTATAATAGTAATGGCAGGTAGTGTCCAACTTCAGTCGAATGGGTCAACCTCTAAAGTCAACCCCGAATTTTCGTATTTCAGTGGAGTGTTTAAAAAGTCTACACAATTTTCTATGTTTTCTCGAAAATTAGATGCCGAAACGAGCCCAGATTTCGGTAAAACTGTTAGGTTTACAATCCCTCAAAATTGTGGTACATTTTTAACGAAACTTTCGCTAAATATAAAACTCCCCGGAATAACTACACCCGATGTATGTTATATAGAGTCGGTAGGTCACGGCATCATAGAACATGCTAGACTTTATATAGGTGACCAATTGATACAACACATACCGTCAGATTACCTTCAAATCTATTCAGAGCATAATGTATCACTCACACATCAATATACCCTCGAAGAACGTGTAGGTAAGTACCCCATTAGAGTAGCGACTATACCAGTGTCAGATAGTCGTATAATCGCACATAATAATCTGGGTAAAGATGATACGGATGTAGAGATGATTGTCGAACTTCCATTCTATTTTTACAAACACCCAAGTTTAGCTCTACCCATATTCTCGATAGACAAACAGGTGTTTGAAGTTGAGGTGAAGCTACGAGATTATAAACACCTTCTCACTGATGTGAATGGAACCTACCCAGTAAATAATGTAAACTTGAAACCATTATTAGACATGAATCTTTCAACTGAATTGGTACTCACCGAACCTATACCAAATAAAAATCTAAAATATGTGATAACACAAATTCAAGAGAATGGGTTAGAATTTGATACAAATGAAGATCATAAAAAGTTCAGATTGGATTTTACACACCCGGTCAAAGAACTACTCTTTGTTATACAAAGAGAAGGAGTTTCACCATTTGACTACGATAATTCGTTAAAATTTGTGGATGACGTGTACATAGTTTACGAGAACCTCAAAAGACTGAAATTGCAACTTGATGACCAGGTCATAATCTCAAATAAAATAGGTTCTGTACAATTTCTCAAGGCTGTACAAGCTCGTATCCATCATTCTAGAACACAACTTATTAGGCGTTTCTATTCATATAGTTTCGCTTTAAAACCCGAAGAATGGTTTCCAACTGGGCAGATAAACTTTGGTCATATAAAAAATCAAAATTTAGATGTTGAGTTACATAGATGTGACCCACCTACACCAAGAAAATTAAAGGTGTATGCATTAAGTTACAATGTACTAAATGTCTGTAATGGTGTAGCTAAATTGTTATATTAAAAAAAGTAGTCATATACAAGTATGGACCAGGCTGCTAAAATCTCTAATAAAGCCATCGGAAAGCAAGATGTGTACTTACTTTCCGATAGCGTCCAAGATTCACCGTTTTTACCAAAAAATAAGAGACATTCCGAATTTATCAAATATCATAGAAGCCGAAACGTTGTAAAACCCCCCAACGTATCCGGTTGGCCATTTGGTCAGCAGGTTAAGGTAGAATTTAAACCACAAAGCATGGGTGATTTATTAAGCAATATGTGGTTGAGTTTGACATTACCTAAACTGGAGACCGGTAGAAATTACGCGGATCAGGTTGGAAGGCATATATTTAAAAGTATTACGATGTATGTAGACGAAATAGAAGTGGAAAAAATATACGACGACTGGACCATAATCCACGATGAACAGTACCTAGAATTTTCTGAAAAGGTTGCAAACGCATATTTAGTGAATAGAAACTTGGGTTTGGATAACGCAACTCTATCACAATTCAGTGAATTGGCTGAATATGAGACGGAATTGATGATACCAATACCATTCTTTTTTTCTAGAAAATACGTGGGAGATGAATATAAACTCAATGAACCCAATAAACCGTTTTTTCCATTAGCTTCTATTCATAAACAGAACATAACATTCGAAATTGATTTTCATAAACAATCGTTTTTCACAGATACACTACAGACTATTATTTTGGATAGTTTTGACATAATCACTGAAGAGATTACAGTATCAGAATCAGAAAGATTATTTATGATGAAAGAATCAAATGAAATTGTTACAGAATTCGTTAAAAGACATCCATCGACGACAACCACCATCGGTGATACGATGGTGACAAACAATTTATCTCCAATCATACCCGTGAAGACTTTTCATTGGTTTTTTAGAAGGGATGATTTTGAAAATGAAGAGGTATCTCGACAGCCATTATCGACAAACCAAGAAGAATATTACTATCAAAATCGTTTTAATTTTTCAACGTCACCCTCATTTAGTAGTGTGAATGCATTCTTTAATCCTGTAATGAAAAAGGCGTTCCTATATTTAATAGATAATAGACTCCCTAATATAACGGATGCAACGTCCAATTACTATAAGTATAAAATTCCAGTGGACGTTCGATTGTCTATACCAATACGCAATATTTACACATATAGCTTTGCAATACATCCAATGAACACAGAACCATCTGGTGTTTTGGATTTCGCTACGATACAAAGTGATAAAACTCTCATAAAGGCAGAAGTTGCGGACATTTCGAACACATATTCGATGCACATGTATTATATAGGGTACCAAACCGTGAAATTTGAGAATGGATTTATGTCTTTTATATAATTATGTACGACAAGTCAGATTGTCAAACTGGTGTGGTACATATAGGTTATGGAAACTTCCACCGAGCACACCAGGCCATGTACATAGACGAGTACATGGAAAAGACGGGAGACCTCAGGTGGGGTATCGTCGCTGTCAATCTCAGGGACGAGGGGTTTCGTGAGATTGATGATTACATTGTGAAGACCCCCTCGGAGTACAAGGTTGTCAGGTCACACCTTGATTACGTCGACTGGACGAAGAATAGAACCATCGCCAAACACATGCTAACCTTACCAAGTGTTCATCTCATCACCATCACCGTCACAGAGAGTGGATATGCACCTGGTTCACCCCTCTTCGAGTACTTGGCGTGTGGTCTCAGAAATCGTAAAACACCTGTGACCATTTTGTGCTGTGACAACATCAGACAGAATGGCCTCGCCCTCGAGACACAGTTCCTAGCATACCTCTATCACACGAACCAACATGAACTCGCTCTATGGATTCGGGATAATGTCAAGTTTCCTTCGTGTATGGTTGACCGAATCACACCAAGGACGACAGACGCTCTTCGTCAAGATGTTGAAAGAAGGTTTCCAGGTTATGGTTACAACGCCGTTCAGACAGAGGAGTACAGGCAATGGATCATTGAAGATAAGTTCGCATCCGACTTTCCAGACTTGACTCAAGTTGGTGCTGTTATCACGAAGGACATTGAGCCATACGAAGAAACTAAGATTCGTATCCTCAATGGTGGACACACATCCCTCGCCTATCTCGGTGCACTCTCGGGGTACAACACATTCGATGAAGTCATGAATGACCCAATACATCGTCGTCATTTCAAACAACTTCAACATGGCGAGATTATCCCCTCCATCGAGGGTGAACTTCCCTTTGATATTTATGAGTACGTCGACAAAGTTGAAGAGCGCTTCTCGAACGCAACCAATGTCGACGAACTTGATAGGATTTGTATGGATGGATTCACAAAGTTTCACACATTTGTGGTACCATCTCTTCGGAAGTGTCTCGAACAGGGGAAGAAACCCATAAACATATACAAGAGTATAGCGGCGTGGTACATCTATTCGAGGCGGTTCGCGAGAGGGTGTAAAAAAATAAGGTACAACGAACCCAACTGGACACTCCTCGAACCCCTGTTGAGAGATGGAGCCGTTGATGCGTTCGTTTCTAATGAAAGATTGTGGGGTGATATTCCAAAGAAATTTGTTTCATTTACACGAGACTTGAAAACTATCCTACTCTCTCAAACATATGAACACGAAATTGACCTACTTGTAAATGATTAGTCTTCGTCATCTTCACACGCCTGGCAGGGTGCGTCAAACATGTGACAAGTGTGTTCACCATTTTCAATCATCTCACGGACATCGGGGTCGTGCGTGATATCATCGTCATCTTCTTCACGTGCCACTTTTTGGGACTTGAGTTCTTTGATACGTTCCTGAAGTCTTTTGATTTCATTATCAAAATCCTCTTCGGTCCAGTCATCAAACTCATCCGGGGAGGGCTTCATCTCAACGAAAATTCCAGGGGGGAGTGGGTGGCTTCGGGTAGAACCCATTTTTTCTTGAAAATTACAATATTTTGATTCTACTTAGGTAACTTTATCTTCCTCAATCTAAATCGTACGTTCCCGTTTGAGGGAGGGAGTTGAATCGTACCATTTCGCATAGGTAAACGCTTACCCTTAGAGTCGGAAGTCTCCATGATGTACAGAAAATACTCTTCGAAATATTTCCATTGAGCCGTCTTACGATTCGTCTTGGGAACATACTCATGAATCACTCCCCAAATAAACTTTTTAATGTATTCGAGGCGTTCACGTGGGTCTTTGGGACCAGGTCTAAGGATACCGAGGTCAGTCATCATGACGAGGAATGACTCCATG